AGGAAAGTATATGAGTATATTAAAATATTTTAACGGAGAACAAAGCAGATCTATATATTCTGGGAAAACTTCTTTAGAAATATTTGAAAGTGAAATGCTTAAACTTAAACTGTAGGCTCTTTACCGAAAGGAGGGGTGGGAATCCTACTAGCTATCGACCAGGGAGATAATTTCAAACAGAGGGATACGCTTAGAGATAAGTTCCTCAGATAGGGATGGTGTAATCAAGTCCACAACTACTATGCAGGTAGAGGATGATNTAGCATATTTGGTAANATTAAAATATNAAAATATNAAAAGATATGGAAAAAAAGAATAAAGGAACAGTTACGATTGAATTANATAGATTTTTAGATCTATTGGCTATAGAAAAAAAGAAAGAAGAGTATGTAACAAATCAAAAAAGAGGGGAGTACAGTGATGAAAGAGGNTTGAAATACTTATTACAATTTTTAAAATCTTTAGAACAAGCTTCNACTGAGAATATAACTATAAAGTTAAAAGTTATAAATGAGATAGGTAAGGAAGTAACGCTTAACGTAGATAAACCTTTCGAAGATGTTAAAATTGAATCGTATAATAGACATGATGTATCACAATTACATATGAGAATGGGTTTTTTAATAATAATTAAACAAAATAGTAATGAGTAAAAAATTTGGAATAAGAATGGCAGCAGATTACTTCGCAGTAGAAGCTCCGGTAATAAAAGAAAAAACAGAAGCAGGTATAATTAAACCTGACTCAGTTATTAAAAGAGAGACAGAGGAAGGAACTGATGAGATCTTTCTTAAAGTTGTAGCAGTAGGTAAAGATGTACCTGATCTAAANGTAGGTGATAATGTATTACTTGTAGGAACAGGNCAACAGTTNAAACGTAATGAAATAATGTATTGGTTAATGCATAAAGCAAGTATATATGGAGTTGAAGATAAATAGAACACTTAAGACAGTTACCTTAGTTTCTTCTGAAAAGATTCAAGATATAATGGATGAATTGGAAGTATTACTTCCTAATGGAGCATGGAGAGAGTATATGATAATAATAGACAGTATTCAAACTTACCCTATTTATCCTACTTATCCTGCATCTCCTTTTTATCCACAACAACCTGAACCTATATGGCCACCTTCTATAACATATGAGGATCGTATTAATTCAAGAGCCTTTAGGATTGATAATTAAATGGACGGCAGGATAGAGCAGTTGGTCAGCTCACAAGACTCATATTCTTGAGGCCGGGGGTTCGAATCCCTCTCCTGCTACTATTAATATTAAAATAAAAAAAATATGATTAGTTTATTTATTGTAATGTGTTTTGTATTTATAGGATACGTTGGTTCCATTTGGATTATATATGGGCCACAACAATCTATTTCAGAGAGTTATTATACTCTACCAAGGAAATGGAATTTTTTATTTACTCTCTTTACTTGGGGATTTGCTTTTCCTGCTATAATAATAGGTGATAGCACTTATATGTTTATAGCAGGATCAGGTATTATATTTGTAGGAGTTGCTGCTCAAATGCATGATAAAGCAGTTAGGGTTGTACATTTATTTACAGCATTTACAGGTATTATATTTAGTCAAGTTGCATTGATCTTTCAATATGATATGTGGTATATTACAGTTCTATACGCAGTATCAATACCTATATTATATTTTATGATCAGGAAATATTGGATATGGTATATAGAAATACTAGCTTTCTTAAGTATCTGTATAGCATTAGCTTATACTTTATTTTAAAAAAAAACTTTAAAATAATAAAAATGATTATAACGAAAGTTTGGTAGGAACTTTTAGAATATCTATCTTTGTGATGTTCTTACTTTTCTTTTTTTGTTCATAATTCCGAGGTGCTGACTTAATGTTAGCACCTTTTGTTTGTTTTATACATTTTTTATTTATAACTTTGCCGTAATCAGATTTTTAACTAAAATATAATTATGAATATAGATTATTTTGATTTAACAAGGAAATATTTAAAAGAACAAGCTAGTAATATTGAGGCTACTAATTATGACATAGCCAGGACTATGATCATTAAATACCAACTATCTGTCACCTATGATCATTTATCGAGGTATGTTTCTGCGATAAAAAAAGAAATAATAGAAAAAGCATCAGATCCTCGATTCGCAAATCGCAAAGATTTTTCTTACATAAAACAACTTCCAAATATATTACTCTTAGATATAGAGACTACACCTATGGAAGTATTTGTTTGGGGACTATATAAACAACGTATAAACCCTAGTAATGTTATAGAAGATTGGAACATGCTTTCATGGGCTGCTAAATGGCTTTACTCACCGGAAATTCTCTCTGATGTATTAACGCCTAAAGAATCGGTTAATAGAAATGATAAAAGAATTTTGGAAAGCCTTTGGACACTAATTGAACAAGCTGATATGATCATAGCTCATAATGGAATTAGATTTGACATGCGTAAAATAAATGCCAGGTTTAAAATAAATGGTTTACCAAGACCCTCTACTTATAAAGTTATAGATACTTTATTAATGTCTAGAAAAATATTTGCATTCTCTTCTCACAAGTTAGATTATCTTGGTCAAATGCTTCTTAATAAAGGGAAGATAGAGACTGACTTCCAATTGTGGATAGATTGTTTAGCTGGTAAACAAGAGGCTTTGGATTATATGGTTAAGTATAATGAAGAAGATGTTAATTTATTGGAGGAAGTTTATATGGAATTAAGAGGCTGGATGCCATCTCATCCTAATTTGGCTTTACACGCTGAAGTGGATGAACCTGTTTGTCCTACTTGTATGAGTACAGATGTATTTTTTGTAGGGGATTACGGAACTCCTGCAGGAATTTATAATAGTTTAAGATGCGGTAACTGTGGATCTATAATGAGACAACGTAAATCAGCTCTTACACCTAAGAAAAGAGATTTAACTTACATTTCAACAGCACGATAATGGAAAAGTCTAAATTAATAGTAACTAAAGTTAAAGAAGTTTTTGCTGAATTGAAAGGTTGGGATATATTATCTGGAGATAGTGATTATATGAGTGTCACAGAATGGTCTAATGGTGATGGATTTGATGTTGAATTAAACTCCCATAAAACTACAGAAAGGTTTGGAATGACATGGGGCCAATTTAAGTTATTTAAAAAACTTGTAAAAAAAATAGCTTATTGATTTTTTTATAATAAAATAATTTTTATCTTTGCACTATGTTTAAATGTAATCTACATACGAATCAACCGAATAGCGAAGTAATCTTCGAGGGTGAACGTGTGTATAAAAGTTAGCAATTCTTTTTTTTCATATACAATAGTTTAATACTAAAACCTTCGATAACTCATCGGAGGTTTTTTTTTGTTATAGACTTATAGTGTAACGGTAGCACATTACCCTTTGACGGTAAGAGTAGAAGTTCAAATCTTTTTAAGTCTGCATATCTGGATGTGATCTATATGGTGTAGTTACCTCCCTTGGACGGAGGGTTATTGTAGGTTCAAATCCTACCATTCAGACTTAGTTTTGTCTCAAAAATAGTATATAATTGAGACAATATAATTTAATATTGGAACGTAGCTCAGTGGTAGAGCACCTGTTTGTTAATCAGGGAGCGTGAGTTCGAATCTCACCTTTCACCCAAATGCCAAAGTGGGATAAATGCAAATGGTATAGCTACCAGTTTTAGAAACTGGACCTTTGAGAGTTCGAATCTCTCCTTTGGTACACTTGGAAGGTTTCTCCTAAATGGTAAAGGTCCTGACTGCTAATTAGGTGAGGTAATACTCATATAGGTTCGACTCTTATACCTTCCGTATGAAAATAGGTTATTAATACATAGATAATATGTTAATAACCTATTTACTATGCAGAATTAGATTATTTTTTAAATAATATATACTCTACAGTTCCTGTTATAGATTTACTATATACTCCATAATCTACGGAATATAATCCTTTTCCTTTCTGAACAGTTACGGATGGTCCTACATCTAACTTAACATAGTTAGAATCAGGTATTAAAACAACTTTTCCTCCAAGAGATAGTCTAAAATTATCTTCATTTTTTATAGTTGTATTATTTATAATTTGTATAGGTCTATTTATTTTATAAGAAAATCCTGTAGCATAGATAGAATTTTTCTGAAGAGAATCACTTATTCTAAAAGTAAGATTAGAATCGTTTATAAGTTCCCGACTATAATATCTTTTAGCATAATGTTCTTTAACTATACTATCGCAATCCTCCTCCGTTATATAAATAGGTACATCTTCATATACTGTTTTAACCTTCCACTTTACAATATCTTTTCCTGGAACTTCGACATCTACCCAAGTTGTATCATATACATAAGAAGTATCTCGAATTATAATAGGTTCTTGATCGTCTAAATTACATCCTACTTTTAATAGCATAATTAATAATATTATAGCTAAGATGTTTAAAATAGTACCTATATTTATATTTTTCATAATATACCGTTTAAATAAATATTTTGCATAGATAATGCTACTATATCTAATAACTCATCTATTTTTGTATCATTTAATAACCACTCTATATCTGAGCTATCAAAAAATCCAAATTCAAAGATCATAGCTGGTCCATTAGTATCTTTAACCATTGTATAATTAGCTTCTTTATCTCTATCTCCGTCTGAAGTATCATACCTCATTTTAGCTATAGAGAATTCTTGTTCTATATTTTCTAATATTTTATCACAAATGATATCTGATTTAGTTTGTCCTTTAGAAGTCCATGCCTCAGAACCTTTTCCTTTACCTGCATTATTATGTATTGAAAATAAATATATATCTTTATCTTTAGCATACATTTTATTAAATTTTGCTACTCTTTTAGATAAAGACATATCTTCAACTGCTAATTGTAATTCACCAAATGGTACTTCAAGTAAGTATAATTTCCACATTAATTTTGATGCCATCATTCTATTAATTACTCCTTCATGAATAGTTTTTCCATTCTTATGAGTATATTGTTTACCACCAGCTAAACATTGATATACTTTAAAAATCATACCTCCATGTCCAGCACTAATAACTGGTTTCATACCTTTTTGTAACTTCATATTATTATAATTTAAATTATTAAAATACAAAGATAATGAAAATATTTATAATTTTCCTCATTATAATTTGTTTTTTTAAAATTATTACCTTACTTTTGCATTGAATTAATAATTAAATAAAAAAAAATAAAAAATTATGGTATTACAAGTAGATCAGGAAGGACACAAAGCATTATCTTTATTAGCAGATACTTATTTAAAACAACATGGGTTACAAGGAAAACCTTTTATTGATGCTTTAACAAAAGCTATTAAAGTACTTCCGGAACAACCATCATTAGATTTTAAGGAGGAACTTAATGCTAAAACTCCATCTAGTGTGACTAAAAAATAATAATTCATGAATTAAAAAAAAATGGTAATAACTAAAAAAATAGAAACTAAAAAAGATTTTTATATTACCTTTCTTGAATTATTAACAGTGAGTAAAGGCTTTAATGTCACATCAAATGACATTAAAGTTTTAGCTCATCTTTATACTAAACATGATGATCTCTTTAATGATTTTATGAAAGAGGGTGGTGATTTAGATAAAGTTCGAATTAAGATAGGTAAATATATATTATCTACAGAGATAAGAAAAGAGATTTCAAAAAGTATTAAAATATCAACTCAATCTTTTAATAACTCAATATCTAAATTAAGAAAAGAGGGTATTATAGATGGTAGTATGTTATTTTACTTTGGATTAAGTCTGCATACTTATATGTATAAGAATGCTAAATTCGATCTAACTATAAAATTCGATGTATAATTATCAAAATAGATATACTAATAAAATAATAAAAGAATCTAAAAAAGTTAAATTTGGTGGAACTACATCAAATACTTTAAGTGGTAGTCTTAATAAAATCATAAAAGAAATATCAGAAGAAACTGGCATACCAAAAAATGAAGTAGTTAAAGTTGTAAAATCTATTTTTAAATTTACACAGGTAGTTCTTTCAAAAATAACTATAGGTTTTTTTGGAAAATTAACAAGTAATAATTTACCTATTGTAAAATTAAAATATTTTGGTAAATTTACACCATCAAAGTATAGAATACTTAAAATGGTTCATAATTTAGAAAAGAAAAGACAAAATGCTGAACGTTGATAAAAATCATAAAGTAACTCCTGATCCAGAAGCTCTTAGAATAAAAGCTTTTAAGGAGATCTGGGATAGAGATAAAAGTAAAGATAAAAATAAGGCTTTGGATATATTTGCTTATATCTATTTTAAGTACCATCCGAAGTCTGGTTATCGACATTCTAATGTAGGTGAAGAATTACATAAAAAAATCTTAAAAGATGTTATTAAAAACCCATCTTGGAAGGTCCCTAATTATGTTAAAGAAGCTGAGAAGATATATGAGGATAGTATGAATACTGTCGGAATGAAGCTATTGAATTCAGCACTTACTGCTGCTGAAGGAGTTGCTTCTTTATTTAAAGATTTTAATTTTGATGAAATAGAAGAAGCTAAAGAGCAGTTAGAATTAGCTACAAAACTTTTATCAGGTTTAAAGAATGTTGACGATGTAGTACTGAGGCTTATGTCAGCTATTAAAAAGGTTGAGAGTGAGGTATTAGCATCTAATAAAAATAAAAAAGAAATTAATAAATTTCATATACCTAAAAGTAGAAGATAATGTATACCGTATTAAACTTATTGATTATAATATTTTCTTTCACTATGTCTATAGTATTTAATGCAGCAGGAGATGGCATTAAACAAAGAAAGTTTCAAACTACTGCTAGTGGCATAAGTTACCATATTTATTGGGCGTTAACTATACTATTTTTATTAATTTCAGGTATAGCCTATCCTGAAATAAATGATTATAAATCTTTAGAAGGATTTTATATAATCAGTAAATTAGTACTAATATACGCTATGTTCAGATTTGCTATATTTAGCCCTATTAGAAATATTATTAAAAGCACAAATGATGATCCGGTACATTTCTTGTATATAGGAGAAACTGCTTGGCAAGATAAAGTATTGACTAAGTTATTTGGATGGAATAATTTTATGAAAAGTGTTTTATTTGGAATAAGATGGGTTACATTTTTTAGTGCTGTAGCATTAGCTAAATATTTTTTTTATAAATAATGAGAATAGACAAAGCTGAATGGACATATACATGTAGAACAATGAATACTCCAGTTGAAATTAATTCTTCTGGGGGTTATACGTTTGAAGAGGTTATGGACAATAAGAATTGTTCCAATGATATTAAATATTGGTTTAATATAAAAGGGACTTCTAAATTCTTATTTCGTTCTAGCGTAGCTGAGTCATGGGAATTATATGACCCTTGGATTATTAATCCTGTTAGGAATACAAATCAAATATATCTTAAATTTTTAAATACTTCAGAATTTACTGAAGCTGCTAATTATTATAAAGTAAATAAAGAATACACTTATCATAGCGATAATACAATAGGTTTTAATAGATTTTGGGAAAATGAAGAACGTAAATGTGAATCTGGAATATGGTCTGATGGAGTATATCTTACAGGTAGGCATTACTTCACTATAAACTATGGTAGATTTAGAGCAAGACCTACTGATGAAGATGGTAATGTCACATCAAATAGAAAATCATTTACTTTCCTTGGTTTTATAGACCTTCAATATTATCTCTTTCATGAGATAGAGGAGTGTTTATTAAATGGCAATTTTAGTAATTTAGAGTCTTTTTTAGAACAGTTTCCTGAGAAAGATATAGAACATTTTGAAGCACTTGGCTTGCAATCATTTGTTGCTGCTAAAGGTCGTAGAAAAGGTTGGACTGCTATAATTGCTACAGGGATATTAGATTATAATTTTACATTCTTAGAGAGTAGTAACTCTTTAGTAGCTTCTGGGGAGAAAGGTCATTTTAAAGCTATGCGAACAGGTGTTCATAACACAAAGAACTGGGTAGATAAGGAAACACCTTGGGTTAGAGCAACGGAAATATTAGGACAATCCGAACACTTCGTAGCATCCTTTAAAATGGTCAATGATGATGGAACTAAGATAACAGAAGGTTATCAATCAGAAATGCAGTTTGCATCATTTAAAGACAATGATTTCAAAGGTATTGGTGATTCTGTGGATATTATAAATATCGAGGAGCCTGGTAAATTTGATAACCTATTAGAGTCCTTTCCTATATCTTTCGAACCTTTGATTAGAGATGGGGAAATTAGGATTGGTGCTTTAATAGCTGGTGGTACGGCAGGAGATATGGAAAAAGGTGGTTCTCAAGCATTGAGTACTATAATGTATAAACCTTCTGTTTTTGGAGCTAAAGAATATAATAATATTTATGAAGAGACTGAGGTTAGTGGTAAATCAGGATGGTTTATAGATGATCTTTGGTATGCACCTAATAAGAAAATAAAAAAAGATCAATTCTTATTATTAGACTCTTCTGAACGAACTAAATTTCTTTTAGATAAAATAAAAGGTAATTATGTAGAAGTTGTAGATAAATACGGTAATTCATATAGATATTTTGCTGATATACTTCTCTCAGCAAAAAGAGATAAAATGAGGGCTTCTACTCAAGAGGTTTATAATAAGATGGTTACTCAGCAACCTAAGTATTTATCTGAAGCTTTTTTATTAGATGAGTCATCACCATTTGATGTGGCCACAGCTAAAGCTGCTTTAGGAGAAATGATATCAAGAGAAGATTCTACTCTTATAGAAAAAGGGTCCTTCTTTCAAAGTAAAGAAGATGGTATACAGTGGCAAATAGATACTTCTTCTAATTTTATAAATAGATTTCCTTGGAAACATGATAATGTTGAAGGTTGTTGGGTTATATACGATCATCCTGTAATAGTAGAACGTCAATCAAGAATAGATCATAAATTAATAACTGAAGAAACAGCAAGAAATAGGTATATAGCAGGAACGGATCCTATCGATTGGGGATCTGGAGAAACTACTAATAAAGATAAACGTAAATCTTTTGCTGCTACATTCATAATAGACACCTTAACAAGGAATATAGTAGCTGAATATGTTTCAAGACCTTTTAAAGCGGATGATTATTTCGAGCAACTTTGGAGAGGTTTAGAATATTATAATGCTGTTTTATTATATGAAAATAACTTAAAGAGTCTTTACTCTTATTTTAATCTTAAAAATAAAATGTATCTGTTAGCTCAGGAGCCTGATTCGTTAAAAGGTAAGACAGATAAAAATAGAAGCAGGAGACTAAAAGGTTTTCATGCTACACCTGCAGCAAATAGTTATGCGAGAGCACAATACAATACGTGGACTTTAGAACAAGTTCCTGTTGGCCAAGATCATACAACTGGAGAAGTAACATTCTTACCTAGAATGTATTTATTCCTTCTATAGCATTATTAGAAGAAACTATTAAATGGAATACTAAGGGCAACTTTGATAGGATAAGTGGTATTGGGGCATGTATGATATTATTATTTGATCGTACTTATGAGTATGATGGGATAGTGATGATTTTGCCGGAGAAGAAAAACTTCACATGGGAATATTTAAGAAAGTAAAACAACAAGCTAAAAATAAACGTATAAAAAAATATAGACATGAAACATGGNGACAACTTAGCGGAACATAGATCAGTAAGTTTACCTAATCCAAGGGTATCCAGAAAATATAAGNTAACTAATAAAAAATGGCAAAAAGAAACTATAGANTATTATATTAGTAATAGAGATAGNGATTATTCTAAAAGGAAGACTCCTGCAGAAATTCAAAATAATTGGGATTTTTATAATACTCATTTGACAGAAGATGAAACTAAATTACATTTAGATCCATACAATGTTGCAGATGATTTAACGGATGATGAATATTCAGCATTTCAGTTTTATAATCTATTAGATAATCCTTTTTCTACATTAATTGGTGAAGAACTTAAAAGAAAGTTTGACGTTAAGGCATATGCAATTAATGAAGAGATTAATAATCAAAAAGATAAAGAGTTTACTAAAAGAGCTATGGAATATTTCCAATCTTTAGTACAACAAGAAAGTGTGGATGAGGAAGAGGTTGCTAAAAAATTAAAAGAACTGGATGTTTTTAAAGTTAAGGATTTACAATCTGCTCATGAAAAAATGGGAAATGAGATCTTAAAATCATTTAAACATGATGTTAATATAAATGCTAAACATAAATTTAATACTGGTTTTTTAAATTATCAAATAGCTAATGAACAAATATATAGAGTTCATAACATAGGTAAGCATGTAGCATTTAAAGATGTAGATTCTAAAAAGTTCCATGTTATAGGTTTAAATTCTAATTTTATAGCTGATGCAGATGCTTGGATAGAAGAAGAATATCTTAGTCCTTATAAAGTCATTGCTGAATTTGGTAATGAGCTTTCTGATTCTGAAGTAAAAGAGATTTTAGAAATAGCTAATGTTAGTGGTGATGAATCTATTAGTCCTAAGAGAGCTTTTCTTGTAGAACAAGGTATTTGGGATGTTGATAATATACCTGATTCTGTATATGTTAAAAATTCTACTATATCTAAAAAAAGTGGATTGACTTTAATGGATTATGCTGAGGATGATTATGTAGATGTTAATGGTAATATTAGATTATTTAGAGTTCAATTTAAAACACTTAGAAAAATTGGATTACTTACTTTTTTAGATAAAAAAACAGGTAAGCAACGTACAAAATTTGTAGATGAAGAGTATCCTGTAGATGCTGAAGCAGGAGAAACTATTGAATATATTCAAATAAATGATATATGGGAAGGTGTTCGTATAGCTGGTAAGTTCTTTAAGAAAGTAAGACCTTTACCAGTTCAAATGAGAAGTGTATTAAACCCTGCTATAGTAAGACCTTCTTACGTAGGATATGTTAATTTTAATTATGGTGGTAGAGGGCAATCAAGAATTGATAAATTAAAACCATTTCAAAGATTGTATAATGTTTGGATGAATAAACTTATAAATTTATGGATGGATAATATCGGTAAGGCTGCTGTAGTAGATACAGCTAAAATACCTTCTGATATGGATACAGATGAATGGTATTTATGGTTGAAACGTTATAAGATAATGTTTGAAAATTCTTTCGAAGAAGGTAAGAAAGGTATTGCTAAAGGTCAACTTGCCGGTAATATGCAACAATCCTCTAAAACAATTGATTTATCATTAGCTCAAGATATTAATGAAGCTGTTAATATGCTTAATTATATTGAAAGGAAAGTTAATGAAATATCAGCTATTCCAGAAGCTCGTCAAGGTAATATGACAGGTAATGAAGGTTTAGGTACTTCTCAACAAGCTGTTATAAACTCATCCAGTAGAACTGAACATGATTTCTTTATTCATGACTTAATTAAATCTCAGACATATGAAGTTATGTTAGAGTATGCTAAATGGTTATGGAAAGATGAAGAACTTAAGCTACAATATACTACAAGTGATATGAGCACTTATATGTTAAGTGTAGATGGTCCTTTATTAGCTGAAGCTGAACTTGGTGTAGCTATAACTAATTCATCTGAATCTTTTGAATTATCGATGTTAGCTAAACAGATGTTACATCCTGCAATGCAGAATGGGATGATTAATTTAAGCGATGCTCTGAGATTACAATTACATGGTACACCTAATGAGATTATAGAAAGACTTCAAGAGGCTGAGAATAAAAAAACTGAAGAGCAACAAAAAATAGAGGAGCAAAAAGCTCAGTATCAACAACAAGCTATGGAAACTAAAGAACAATCTGAAATAGCTAAACATGAGAGAGATAAAGATATGGCTCAATTCCAACATGATTTAAAAATGCTAGAACTTGAATTATCTAATTCTCAAAATATAGAGGCTCATTCAAGAGATACTAATCAAAATCACATTGACGATGAAGTTGAATTGATGAAGGTTGATAAAGAAACTGAATCTAAAGAAAAATTACAGACTGAAAAATTAAGACATGAAGCTGAATTAAAAGATAAAGAATTAAAATCAAAAGAAAAAATAGAGGCTAAAAAAATTGCACAAGTTAATCAAAATGCTAAGAAAGTGTAAAAAAGGCTATAGAAGTATTTTTTCTATAATAAATTTGTTTATTAATAATAATATTAAAACCTTTGCAGTATGGCATACAATGAAAAGCTAAAAGAACTATCATTTGGAGAAGAATCTAGTAAATTTCCAAATGAGGCTGATGTTACTCTAGACCCCGATATAAATGGTGTAGTAGTTGAAGATCCTAAAGAGCCTAAAGATCCGGTTGATCCTGATCTTAAACCTCCTGAAGATCCTGTTGAACCTACAGATCCAGTTGATCCTGTAGATCCACCACCAGCCGATCCAGTTGATCCGATTGATCCTGGCAATGATGATGATAATGAAGATGTATTTAAAGTGTTCGCCTCTGAATTAAAAGGTGATTTGTTTCCTGAAATTTCTGATGAAGTTTTAAATAGTATAAGTAGCGTTGATGATATTAAAAAAGTTATTCAACAAGGAGTTACTTCTACTATAGAATCTTTTAAAACATCTTATAAGCAAGATATCATTACTAATTTAAAAAATGAAGGTCTTTTAAATAATCAAGCATCTACAGGAGCTAATCCTTTAGTATATGAAGAGAATGATATAAAAGATGATATGGATAAGCAAAAACAAGTTATTAGAGCTTATTATACTGAAAAAGGTATTGATAATGCGATGATAGATTCCATAATAACCTCTTCTATAGATCTTGAAAAAGATTCTATAACTGCTTTAGGTAGTTTAAAAGTAATGGCTTCAGAGAGAGTAGCTAAAATTGAAGAAGATAATAAAAAAAACGTTGAGGCTTTTGAAAAGAATCTGATAGTTAATATAGCTAAAGAAAAAGAGTTTGTTCCTGGATTTGATTTATCCGAAAGTAAACAAACAGAAGTTCTTAATGATATTACAAATGTTTTATCTATTATAAATGCAGATCTCTTAACTTATGCACCTAGACTTTCTATTTTAAAAGCAGCAGGTATATTAGATGGAGATTTTAGTCAAGTAATAGCTAAAGGAGAAACAGCATCCAATACGGCATTAAAAGAATTATTAATTAAAGGAAAAAATTCTAAGCCTTCTTCACAAAAAAGTGGCTCAATTGAAGCTTTAGACTTAGATAATTCTGATGTTAAAGGATGGTATAAAAAATAAAATCAAATACAAATATTTATATAATGGCAAAAGTAGGTTTAAATCAGTTATATGAAGGTAGTTCATGGAGTGGATATACCGATAAGAATCACCTCATAAATGCATATGGAATGGATCCAGTGCATATAGCTGAACGTGTGGAAATGTTACTTGACGTTAATGACGGAGTGAACATTGTTTCCAAAATTATGAACAAAGGGTTGTATACAATTCCAGCCCATAAAGATGAGTATCAATGGCGAGTACAAAATACNTCCGTTGAGAACTATATGTTATTAGGAGCATATGAAGATAGACATATGTCTAGANTCATAGGAGATNNANNAACTCAAACACNAGGTTTTAGAGCNGGTGCAAATAGAAATGANTTCTTNCTTTTATTTAAAGAGAAGCCATTTTCTAATACACAAATCATAGTTGGTATGAAACCTGATCTTTATGATCTTTGGNTTATCGAATCTATTCCTGTTGGTGGAGATAGAACTTTNTATAAAGTTCAATTATCATCTTCTACAGGTCCAGAGGATTANTTACCTAGTACAGAATTATACGAAGGTAGTAGATGGTCTGCTAATGGAGGTTTAGTTCCGGAAGAAAGAAGTTATGAAGGTTTTGATATTAACTTTAGAACTCATGGAGCATTTGCGAATCGATTAAGTCCATTCAGAATGCAACACGAAGTTCCTGGTAATATGTTCAAACAAAAAGTTAAACCTTTAGTTTTCCATGTGAAAAATAAAAAAGGTAAATCTGAACAATTATGGTTATCAAACATCGAGTATGAATTCTTACGTCAAATGAGATGGGCTACTGCTGCAACTGTAATGGATGCTAAATCTAACGTTTGGACTGATGGTACTATTGCTAATATCGATAAAAATGGTCATACTGCTGCAAGAGGAGCTGGTTTTAAACAACTTTATAGTTCTACAAACATGCATACTTGGAATGATCTTCCTAACCCTGATGAAATGTTAGAATTCATCTTGGATGCTGTTATCAATAAAACTCAACAAAGAGATGCGGAAGTTATTTCTGGAGAGTATGGTTTCAAAGTTATTTCTGAGCAATTAGCTAAGAAATATGGAGCAGGAGTATTTAAAGACTATCCTTGGATGGGAGATACTTCAGGCAGAGCTTATGATTGGAATGGTAACTATTTATCAGTGAAAACTGGTCAAATTAAAAAAGTTGCTGAAGTTAATGGCGTTAATTTAACTTTCATTATCGATTCATCTAAAGATGATAGACGAAGAAATAAAATTATGCATCCATTAGGAGGCCCAGCAAGTTCTTACGAATTTGATATCATAGGTCTTGGTGGAAAAGATGAAAAATCAAATCTACAAATTGTACGTAGAGAAGGTGAAGCTCCAATGTGGAGAACAATTGAAGGTATGAGAGGTTTCTTAAATGAGGGTTCTGGAAGTTTCTATTCACCGCAACGAATTTCAACATCAGTTGATGCAAGTACTTTGCATTATTTTGAACCTGGAATTGGGGCGATTGTTTGGGATCCAACAAGTATCGTTAGATACTATCCGGAAGAAACTCAGATATAATATAATAATTGAACTTTAATCTAGTAGGGAACTATTCCCTACTAGTTTTTTATTAATTTTTAAGTAAGACATGACAGATACAATAACAGTATTAAAGAACAAAGTAGTGGAGTTAGTAGTTATTGAAAAAAGACCTAACTCTGTAATGAGGTCTGGAGCAGATGTATCACTACTAAAAGGTAGTAGTAGATCATTTCAATTAGCTAAAGATACAAATGGATTTTTAATAGATCCATTAACTAAGGAAGAAAGAGATGAATTAGAATCTATTTTAGGATTTGATTTAAGTATCTATACTAAAAATACAGATATGAATCCTAAAGCAAATTATTGGATTTCTCATAGAAGTGCTAGAATAAAATTAACTAGAACAAGTGATGATCTTGAATCAGCTACAATCAAGTTAAACCTAGCAGATCCTATTGATTTTATTCGATATAAAATTTGTTTAGTTTCTCCTAAAGTAGCTAATAATTGGACTGAAAGAGGTGATCCTAATTATATATATGCTCTTAGAGATGTTGCTGATTTAGACACTGAGATTAAAAATAAGATCGATAAAGAAGATACAGTGTTAGAATATCTTTTTGCTAATAAAAAAAGTAAAAAGAAAATGTTTAACTTATTGAGATTGTATGGTGCTGAAGAGTTACCTAAAAATATTAAATACGATAATCATACAGCTAATTGGATGTACACTCAATTAAGAAATTTAACACATAACTTAAGACACGTCAATGGATTATATGCAATTATAAGCATAGAAGACAATTTATTAGATGATAGAATATTTTTAGAAGATGCTATTAGTTGTGGAATCGTAAGTAAATTTGGTTCTGAGTATAAATTATCAGGTGGTGGTACTTTAGGGTATACTGAAAGAGATGTTATAGTTCATCTAAATAAACCTGAATATCAAAATACTAGACTTCAAATTGAAGAAGCGGTTAATATTTATTTTAAAACTAAAAAAACTGAATAGACATGGATGCTAATTCAATGGGACAACAATTTGATCTTCAAATAGAAGCTGGTCAACTTTCTAATAGAAAGTTTAATGATCGTGAGAAAATGAGTTTCCTTAATAAAGCACAAAATGAATTAATTAAAGAACGGTTTGCTAAATGGAAAAACAGAGCTGGTATTGGATATGGAGATCATCGTGTAAGAGATTCTGAATTAGCTGGATTAGCAACTGGTACTCATAAAATACCTAGAACTCATATGCTTTTAGGAAGTGAAGGTAATGGTGGATTATATGGGCCAGATTTAGATAATGCAGATCAAGCAGAAGATCAATTCGGTGTATTTGTACCAATTCCTAATGAATGTATGTATGTAATAGCTGAACGAGCTGAGACTATTAAAGGTGAAGTTGTTAAACATAACACTGAAGTTAAGAAGATAACTTATGATGAATATGTTTCTAGTATATATAATGATCATTTAAAACCATATGCTAATTTATTATGGTCTTTAGATTGGGGTAGTTATACTGCTTCAGAATCTGAAGTAAGTGGTTTATTTACTAATTCAACTAAGGAGTTTTCAGACACAGGAGCAGGTTATAATATGAGAGGTTATAATTATTTAAATGCCCCTCATTTACCAACACATATGCCAGGTGATTTTATGTATATTAATACAGACAGAGCGTTTTATTTAATACCTGGAAAAGGTTGGAAAATAAATGGTTTTACGATCAGATATATTAAATTACCTGCTGATATTCATATTGATTTACAAACTCCTTCATTACAAAGGAATTGTCAATTACCTGATTTCATGCATAACGATGTTATTGATAAAGCCGTTAAACTTGCTTCAGCATCTCAAATACCTGATCCTAATGCTTATCAAGTGAACGATATTCAAGATAAAGAAGATCAATAAAATTTAAAACAATTTAAACAATTATAACAATGAATACAAGTGTTAAATACGTAAAGAATGTTTTCGTCATAAAAAATTGTGCGAGAACTAACGGAGCAGATCTTTTAATAGATGGTGGCCCTGTAAATGGAGTACAAGTGTATACTTCACTAGATGATAATAAAGCTCCAGCGACTACTTATTATGGTCCTGGCGAATTAGTTGTGACGGATCCTTCTGGATTAGCGTTAGACTCTGTAACAGCAAATGATAAAACTATGCCTGGGATAAAAATCGCTCAACGAAGTTTGAATGGTGAAAATACTTTTGGATCTAAAACTTTGGAAGGTAAAGCTATCACAGGTTTTGATATTCAAAAATATATCGCTCCTTCTGAATGTGCTGTAACACTTTCTGCTATAGATGCTTCTTTAGTTGATTTTAGTTATACGGTTAAGATTCGTAAATANGGAAGTGATTTACCTGTTNATAATGAAACACCAGTAGTTCGAACTGCTATNTTTANAACAAGTGCTGNAGGTAATACTGATGTTGANATTTTACAAGGNTTAGCTGATGTTATNAATANAAACATTAATATTGATAAAGATGATGAGATTCAATTAGAAGCTATATTAGATGNTGCTGGAACAGGTTTAATGATTAGAGCTTTANCTAAAACTTTCGCAGTAGGTAAATTCCATTATAGTAAATATACATTTACTGTGGATACTAATTTTGATATGACTATGGANACTAATTTAGGTCAAGATATCACTTTTGATGGTGNTCCAGTATTGAAATTTACACAAGGTAATGGTACTTATGAACAAGTTGCAGAACTTGAATGGGCTACTAAAGGTTATACTGGTGCAAACCGATATAAGTTTAATCCACCTCATACTACTAATCTTATTGGGTATGATGTTGAGAAATTCCAAAGTGATGGTGTTACTCCAATGCAATATGATTTACTTAATATTACATGGGAAGCTGATTATGGAGACTTAGGTCGAGCTAATCAACAAGGTAATGTTGTTATCGCACTTCCGGTAGAAGATAATGCAGCTAACCAACAACAAGAAATTGTTGATACATTAGAAGCTTATATTATCAATGCCTTCGGATTAGGAATTCCTGTTCCAAGTTTAACTTAATAATTAAGGGAGTCTTTGCACTCCCTTTCTTTTTTTCTTTTAATTATAACTTATAATATCATGGCTGATACAAATGATAATAGATTTGATTTACAGTTTAAAGCCAAAGTACTTAGTTGGTTAAATACCAATTCTATGGGTGGACCTGGATCAACAAATGTCACTGAGATTAACAGTGCTGCTATATTAGCTGCCTTATTAGATCTCGCTTTACCTGGGGAAGATCAATTAGCATTACTTAGATATATGGAAGCTGGTGTACCTACAAATGTAGCTGACACAGCTCCTTTACCTGTACTAGTATCATCTTTAGCAGGGCCAATTAATGTTACTGCTGGGGATTTAAACGTACAATTGTCGCATTTAGGCATTAATTATGATAGTACTAGA